CACTAACGATAACTCTGATCTAGGTGATAAGATTACTGAATACTTTGCAACAAGTATAGATGATAAAGGTCACTTGTTATCTGAAGACTACCATTTCTGTAAGCTTGCTCGTGATAATGGGATTAAAGTACATGGTGCAGCATGGACACAATTAGTCCATACGGGAACTTATCAGTACAGTGGAAGGTTAGTATGATAATTCCAAATGACATGATTGGTCATGTAGGAAAGATATTTCAAGGCGAATATGCTATAGAGGGTATGGGTAAAAGCCCATATATTATTGATATAGGTGCTAATGTAGGTGGTTTTGCAGTATGGGCACATGAGTTCTTTGATAACCCAAAGATTGATTGCTATGAGCCTATAAAAGCTAACTATAACCTATTAAGACAGAATATAGAAGGCACTGACATAGCCGTTAGAAATATAGCCATAGGAAAAGAAGATGGTGAACGCATGATGTATTATGGATTGCATAACTGTGGTGAAGCTAGCATGTTTCAAGGTGAAGAGCAAAGACAAGAAGGTGAAATGGTTAAAGTCATGTCTGCTAAACACTTGCCAGAATGTGACATCATGAAAATAGATACTGAAGGTGCAGAGATAGAGATACTACAAAACTTGACTGTACAACCAGTAGTATTTCTTATAGAATTCCATAGTGCTTGGAATAGAAGACGTATAGATGAATTATTGTATGACTATACCTTGATAGATTGCACAATGCGTGGTTATAATTACGGAATCTTAAAGTACATTAGAGGTAAATTTTAAAAGGGGAAGAAAATGGATAATGTAAATCATCCAAAGCATTACTTGGTAGGTGGTATAGAAGCAATAGATATCATTCAAAGTCGTTTGACTAAAGAAGAGTTCATTGGTTATCTAAAAGGATCAAAAAGTTTAATAAATAAATATAAAGGATATGATATATGGATACCAGAAACAAATAAATCTATAGAGGTAAAATATGACCCAATGAGTAATCAAACAGGTAATATAGTTATTGAAATAGAAATGTTTGATAAGCCATCTGCATTAATAACAACAAAAGCAGATTATTGGGTTTTTTATGATGATTATAAATTTGTTTCCATAAAGCCTGTAGATATAATTAATTGTATTTTTTTAAATAAATTAATATATAAAGAGTTTATAGGAAATGGAGATACTAAAAGTAAAAAAGCATTTTTAGTTCCAAAAGAAATATTATTTTCTTATGGTAAGACTTTAATCGTCTAGTTCTGGTACTTCTGAATAAACGGAAAGCCCATCACCACTTATTTCGATGTGGCTTCCGTCATCTAACATTATAATAAGCACGTCTTCACCGTAGTAAGCTTCTGCTTCTACGATCTGTTTTCCAACCATATGCTCACATAATTGTTGAATATTCATAATTTTCCTTATATGCTGATAACCGATTCTTTTGTGACTTGTTCTGACTTCACTGACCTGCTCCATGAACCGCATCCTTGACATTGAAAGCGTTGATAAACTCTAGATAAACTAACTTGAGTGCCACGTTTATTTAATTTGCGTGATCCGCAATTTGGACATACTGTATTTGCAGTATACGCATTATGATTAGGATGTGATTTAATCCATGCTTTAAACTTATCATAGACTTTCTCTAAAAGCACAACGTCATTCTTGTTGTATTCTTCCATAGTCTTCCAAGCCTTACGATCATTATTCATACACTTAACCCACAACGTATGACCTTCATGTTCAGTCTTACTTCCTAATCCTAAAGCTTGTGATACATAATCTAGTTTGTTAGAAACAAATCTAAATTGTCTTCTTGCTACTTGTAACAAATCTATCTGTTTAGCTGGTGCTGGAGGGCTCATACCAGATAATAAAAATTCTTTTTGTAAGATTGGTATATCAAATCTAGAGCCATTGTAATGGACTACGGCATCTGCTTCATCTAAAAGCTTATGCACAGATTCTAGCATTTTCTTCTTACCAGATTTCTGTATAGAGTCAAACATAATCTTTGATTCACCATACCATTTGGCTGCATAACACAATGTATATGATGATTCTAGAAGCTGGTTTATAGATATGTTCTGGTCATAGATACCCCATACATGAGCTGTATTTGGTGACACTTCTATATCAATCATTAAAATTTTCATGGTATTCTCTGTTATTGAGATTACTTATTATACACCAAGAAAAAGTCGTCTTTCATCTAATCTACGGTTCTGTAACCCTTTTAATATCTTACCACCAGCTCTACAATACTTAACTAGCGATTCCATAGCCGCTTCTTTATTGCCACGAAGCAACGCTTGACGGATGGTTGAACGCTGAAAGCATCCAAGACCCAGATTAAAGCAAAAGCTGACAAGAGCGTCAAATTCATGTTGTCGAAGAGGCACGTTAGGTAGCATCTTGCGTACTCCCAACTCGAAGCGATTGAGGTCGTGTTTAAGAATTCCATCTATTTCCTCGTTTGTAAAAGTTCTATTCCAAGATTGAGGCAATGATTTGCCATCGCCGATAAGATGACCAACACCAACAGTCCAAAGCCCAGCAGGACAACGATAGGGCTTATTACGAACACCTTCATGATGACGGATTAACTTGATTGCCTCTTTAGATACTTTCACGTTTCTTTTCCCATGTACGAGAACCGAAATAGAAACCAATAATACTTGCTGTAATAGCCATTTCATCTGTACCAAACACTGCATCTGAAGCTGTTACAAAGTCTACACCTGTCCACATAGCCCAGCCTAGAGAGATAAGGTTGATAAGCACTAACTCACCTACAAAGATGAAAGCAACTACAGGTCTAACCATAGCGTTCCAATTCTTAACTGTAGGACTTGCATTTTCTACTAACTTCTTATCGTGGTCATATAATGCTTCACGTTCTTGTGCGTATGTTTGCACTTCTATTTGGTCTAGTTTAATAGCTTCTATTTTTTCTTGTGATATAAAGCCTGCTTTAGCTAACTCTAATTCACGCTCTGTTTGTAGTTTAGCCATATCTCTTTCATGCTTTTGGTCACCCTTTTGCTGAAAGAAACCTAAAACACTAGGTAAGCCTGAAGTAGCAAAACCTAATATACCTGATAGAATACTTAACATTTATAACTCCTTTGGATCAAAGCCATATATTCTGGCTACTTGTTTTTGTAATTTACTAAATCTACCTTTGTGTGAATGATAATCACCTTTAGGTTGTTCTAGATATAAAGCCATATGTATCATTTCGTGCATAAGCGTTTTAACTACAGTATCTAGATGACTGCATTTACCAGTGCTTATTGTGATAATGTGTGGGTCACCTGATTCACATGGCTGATACTCACCATATAATTCAACACTGCTAGTGACAACAAATTCTACTTTAGATGGTGGTGGAAATTTATAATTATCAAATGGAGGAAAATATACAAAAGCAGCATAAAGTGCAGCTATATTATCTTCCGTAATGAATTTCATTTTGATAAAGGATTCATGCTAGAACGTTTAAGAGTGTTAAGCTTGTCATCCATAGCATTAACAGTAGCTTCTAATTCTTTTCTTAACCCACCTACCATAGCAGATGTTTCACGAGAGTTAGCAATAGCGTCTGAAGACTTTTCACTAGCTTTCATTATAGATTCTGATAACTGATATTGTCTTTCTGATACAGCTTTCATTTGTATCTCTAGACCGTTAATGCGTGACTCTATAGGTGCTAGATCAAGACTATCCACAGCCTCAATTGCCGAAACCATCTTGTTGTAAAAAGTTATGCCTGCGTATGCTCCTCCAGCTACTATCGGTAATACGATCAAAATCATCTTGAGAAGTGCCGAGCTGGATAAGCTCAAGCTGAAGGTTTTGGTTTCTTCCGAACTCACGGTTTGTCTCCTGTTCAAATTTAAATGCGTCTGTTATCTCTATTTGTTGTATAATAGGTTTATTAAGTATTTCTAAAGAAAGGACTATCCCAAAACCATGTACAATTTCTTTACCCTTTGGTACGTCAAGTTTAGGACTTTCCTTGCTTTCACTCTTTTGTTCAGTTTTTGGTGTCTCTTTTGGGTTTTCTTCTTTTGCTTTTGGTGTATCTTTCAGTTCTTGTTTTGGCTGTTCAACCTTAAGTGGTAATTCAGCTTTAGGCACTTCTTGAGCTAAAGGATTTTCTATGGGTGTAGGAGCTACAGGAACGCCTATAGAAGAGTTATTTATTGGGTTAAGGGGTGAGGTAGGGCTAACTGGAGAACTCACGTTGGTGACGTTTGTAGCACTCTTAACACAGGTATTAGATGTTTCTACCCAAGCACCAAAAACAGGATTTCCATAAGGGTCTGGACAGGATGAGTATCTAGTCTCTGTAATAGACCCTACATAGTCTGCTTGACAAGCTAGTTGTCTAGTTTCAACGCTTGTTTGACACGTTGGAGGATCTGGCGTGCAATTGTTAGAAGTTTCTGTCCAAGCTGACCAGCTTTGCGTAGAACAACTAAAATTCCTGCTTTGATTAATAGCACCGCTATAGTGAGGTAACGTGCAAGCAGTGGTTTGGTTTTCAACCAAGTCTGAACAAGCAGGTGTTTGATAAACACCGCAAATCGGATCATCTGGTCTATAAGATACGCACCAATAGTCTTTAAGTGCAATTTGTGGATCAATGCCATTACAATAGAGGGAGCCTTCAAGCATATAGCCTTCAGGCGTTGGAGTATAGTTGCAATACCAAGCATAAGCATTATTTCCTTGTAGGGATAGAAGTAGTAATAGGCTCGTCAGGAACAAGCGGTATAGTGAATGTTTGACCATAAAGTTTCTTGAATGTATCTGGTTTTAATTCATACCAGCCACGCTTTGCAGCATCACCGATAGAACCGTTAATAGGGCATGGTGAACCTGATTGCAACATAGCTTCAAATACTCTATTGTCTTGACAAAGTATAGATACTGCTGCTACTTTAAGACCTAAATCATTAAGAGTTTTAGCTAGTTTAATGCGTTCACAATTCTCGTCTTTATAGCCAGAGCCACCACTTACGCCAAATATAGTAGATGATACAGAGCCACTAACAGGAACAAGGCAAACGTCTTGGCTAAAAGCACTTATAGAAGGGCTAATGGCACTTGGTGGTGGTTGACCCTTATAGTTAATAGTAGTTGTATCTGCTGCTTTAGCATCCATAGTAAGTGCTAATAAGACTCCTATAGACATTCCAATAAGTAATGATATTAGGTTCCTTAATGTTTGCATTATTTCATTCCATTAGTAAGCAAGTAAACAATAACAAATCCTGCTGTTCCTAATAGTATTTGTTCTAATCTTTTTAGTCTTGCATTTATTTGCTCATAACGTAACGCACATAATTCTTCGTGTGTAGTTAATCTTGATTCTACGTCTGACTTCACCATCTTATCCTTTCGGAGCATTATATAAGTTTATAGGGGGTAGGTATAAATCGTGCCATTCAATCATAGAAGACTCTTGTAGTCTTCAGGATTGGTCATGTACGGTGCTAGTAATCCAGTGGCGTTTATAACATTTGATGGTACAGTAGTACCTGTTACTGGATTAAGTTTAAAATAAGGAGCAAGTTGAATACCAGAATATGGTTGACCACCAGTTTTAATACTGTCAATAACATTTTGTAGATTTTGTTTGCCTAAAGTACCAGCAGCTCTTGTAGATATTCCTTTAAGAGCTGGAACAGTTTTTGCTCCAATATATGCACCAATGGGACCAGCAACAATATTGCCAAATTCTGGACCAAAAGCAAAAGTAGACAATCCTCCGCCAACCAATCCTCCGCCATATGAATACTTTTCCCCTTGTCCAGCTTGACCAAATGATCGAAGTGCGTTTTCAATTTTTCCACCTTTTGCAGCCTGTTCAATAGATGCAATTTCTTCTTTAGTAAATCCACGAAGTTTGTTTTTATTCACAGCTAAATCTTTAAATGCAGATCTTAATTTAGTAGAAACTGCAACATCATCATAAGGATCTGTAGCTTTAATGCCAGCTTTTCTATAAACCTCATCTAACATTTCTGATTTTCTAGCTTGCTTCCATAAGTTTCTAGCTTGTGGAACTAACTTAATAGCCTCTAAATCACCTTTAGCTGGAGATATAAGTTTTGTTGAGTCTAACTTTTCCATAAAGTCATCTAGTTGATCTACAATCTTTCCAGCAAACATTCTATCTGAAGGCTCATTAGACATCTTAAGGCTAGAGATGCTTTCTCTTAAATCTTGCATTTTTTGTAGAGTTTTAGCTGATCCTGTAGCTTCATCTAATTCTTTAATAGCATCTGCAATTTTAGGATTTCTAGCTTCACGAACTTTACTTCCAATATCTACTTTAACTTTATTTACAAACTCATTGTATGGTTCTGATTTAATAAGAACACCAGCATCATCTATTTGTTGATATAATTGAGTTGCTTGTGATTTTATATCTGCAGAAGTAGGAACTTTAGCTTTTGTTCTAAAACCAATATTAGCTGCACCAGTAACAGGTGTAGGTGCAATTTTAGATGCTTCAACTACATTTTGAATGTTTTGTAAATACTCTGGAGCAACTTGACCACGAGGTTGATATGTAAGTGCTTGTTGAACTTGTTGTGCAGTTTTTTCTGCTGTACCTTTACCAAAGTCACCAGTTAATACTTCTTTGCCTACACCAGCAACGTTACCAACTAATTGACCAAATGCACCTGTACCAGCAGTTAAAGCAGCCTCACCAACACCTATTGCTTTTTGACCAATAGTCGATGTAGTAGGTTTATATTGTGATTGAGCAAAACTAATGATGTCTTGTTGAGCTGCACCTTCTGGTGCTTCAACTTTTATAATGCTACCGTCTGGAGCTTGTACTTTAAATATAGGCATATATTTCCTTATTCAACAATTCTAAATCCACCAGTGTTTTTAGCAGGGCTAGATACTGTGGGAATATCTCTAGAAGATACAGGTGGTTTATAAGAACCACGAGCATATAATGGGTCTACAATAAAGTCGGCTGGTCTATATGTTCTATTGTAAGCATTAGAAATACGTTTTTCAGCTAAATCCATTTCTTTATCAATTCTTTCTAATTCAGCTACAATATCTTTAAATTTTTTCTTTTGTTGTAACGAACCTTTAAGGTTTTCAAATCTACTACCTTCTTTTTCTGTTACGTTACCAACTGCAGCACCAGTTTGAGAAGCATTTCTCATGTCTGTAATACCTTCTACAAATAGTTGGTTTTTAAGAGTATCTAATTCTGCAGCAGCACTTGCAGCTTCAGTGTTTGGAATATAAGAAAGTAATACTCCATCCTTACCAAAAGCTGATGCAAAGTTTGGATTATCTAAAATTCTATTTATAGTATTTCTGATTCTTCTTGTAGATCCTAAAGCATATTCTGTAGCTGCAGTAGCTTTAGGTTGTTCAATAATAAGTTGCTCTCTACTCTTTGGAGATATTGCAGAACTTTCAATTAATGGAACACCTTGTTTAACTTCTTG